TTATATTATATTATATTATATTATATTATATTATATTATATTATATTATATTATATTTATATTTATATAATATGACTACTTTTGATTCTTATGTATTTGAACAAGATACAATTCGATCAATGGCGATTTTTTATATAATTTTGTATGCGCATTTTAATCTGGACTTATTGACTTGTTATCAAAGAACATTTATTAATAATAATAAATTGGTACAATATATCATTGGATTTTTTTCTTTGTTTTTTTTAGTATCGTTGTTTTCTACAACTGGTAATATGGAATATATACCTCCTATACAAAAATTATTACACACAGTTTGGTACTATATATTATTTTTATTATCAATTCGTTTAGATTATAGAATAATGACTATAGTTATATTCTTATTAATCATCGTATATTTTATTCAATTAAATATAACATATTATACTCGCAATTTATCTTCAATAAGCGAAGATAGTCCAGACGATATACAAATAAATAAGTATTACAATAAATATAAGTATTGGTTAACATTTGACTATCCTATAAAAATAAATTTATTTCCAGTTTCCTCGTCTCAAATTAGTGTTTTATCCTATCTAAACAAAATATTGTATTATGTTATTATGTTTTTAGTAGTTTTTGGTTTTATTTGTTACGGAGGTGAAGTAAGGGAAAAATTTAAAAATAATAAATCAATCACTTGGTCAAATGTTATATTTGACACTTCTATTTGTAAAATAAAAGAACCAAAATCTTTGTTATATTATTTCAAAACCGGATTAGGTCTAAAAATATAAAATATAAAATATAAAATATAAAATATAAAATATAAAATATAAAATATAAAAGAATATAAAAATTTAATAACAATAATACCAATAAAAATAATGGATATTGCAAATAATTTACAAGCTATGTTATTTACTACCATGAATATGAATTTAATTAATAGAATGAACTCAAATAATGGAACTGATCTAAATACATTTTTAAGTTTAATTTTATTAATATGTATTACTATTGGAAATAAATATATTGATAGTCAAATTTGTAATAGACAAATTTTTAAAATAGTATCTTTTTTCTATGGTGCAAAAAATGAGGTTGAGTTCTCTGGAAGAACTTCTACTTTGTCAAATCCGTTTGATAGAGAAATAGCAGTGGCACATAGTTTTAGTGATAGTTTTAAAGCACTATGGGATTTTTTAAATAAAAAGATTGAAACCAATAAAAGCGTCTATAAAATCAAAGAAGTATTTAAAATTGATTTAAAAATGAAAAACAAATGCGACGCATTTTATATAGTATCTCAACCAGATAGTTTTATTATAGACAAACAATTAGAAATATACGCGTATACCAATAGTAAAAATGAAGATTTATCAGACGATGTAAAAAAAACTAAAAATACAACTGAGATAATTACGATAATATTATATTCATACAAATCGTCTATTACCACAATAAAGGATTTTGTTAAAAATATAACAGATAATTATATTAATTCAATAGCGGAATTGCGAGAAAATAAAAAATTTATTTATGAAATCGTAAAAACAAAATTTGAGGAATGTAGATTCGAATGTTGGAATGAATGTATATTTGAAAGTAACAGAACATTTAAAAATTTATTTTTTGATAGAAAATCAGATATTTTATCCAAAATACATTTTTTTTTAAAAAATAAACAATGGTATGATGAAAAAGGAATACCATATACATTAGGAATCGGTCTTCATGGACCTCCCGGAACAGGTAAAACTAGCTTCATTAAAGCATTAGCTAACGAAACTGGCCGACATATTATAAATTTTTCATTTAAAGTCGTTAAAACAAAAAAAGACTTGCTTTCGGTATTTTTTGAAGACCGTTACAACTCTGAAAACAAAAAAAGTAGTATCGGTTTTGATAAAAAAATAATAGTATTTGAAGATATTGATTGTATAGGAGATATTGTCTTAAAGCGGGACGAAAAAATGAAACAACAAAATAAACCTTCAATAAATTATGATGTTACGGTTTCTTCGTTTATTGATAAATTAGTAAATATAGAAACCGAAGGTCAAAGGGAATCTATTAAAATGGCTCCAATGATGCCATACGAAGAACCAATTACTCTGGACGATATTTTAAATGTATGGGACGGACTTCGTGAAACTCCTGGGAGAATAATTGTTATTAGCAGTAATCATTATGATAAATTAGACCCGGCGTTAACGCGTCCAGGAAGAATTGATATTTCTCTTGAACTAACAAATGCGAGTCATAATACAATTTCCGAGATTTACTTTAATTTATTTAAAACTCAAATAAATTCCTCTAAATTAGCTAAAATTAAACCCAATTTTTATTCTCCTGCTGAAATAATCAATATATATAATAGCTCTAATTGTGAGCAAAATAAAATGTTAGATAGATTAATCAAAAATAGAAAAGTTTCATAATGTTTTAACAAGTATACCCTTGAAAAATGCGTATTATTATATCATATTTGTTGTTAGATTAATTCAAATATGATACAGGATATTGTGGATAAATTAATAAATAAAATTCCATCCCGAATAATAAATAAATTAATAAAAAATCCTACAAATATTGATATTGTTTTAGAAGGAGGAGCATTTAATGGTAGTTATTTAGCGGGATGTTTCATTTATCTTAAAGAACTTGAAAAAAGAAAATATATTAAAATCCATAATTTATCGGCATGTAGCGTTGGAACTATAATATCATTAACATATTTTATTGATAATATAGAAATTATGTCAACCGTATATGATATAGCATATAAACAATTTAAAAAAAAAGCAGATATAAATATTTTTAAAAAAATGTTTGCTATTATTCGTAAACATATGACAAGTGAAATATTAGCCAAGATAAATAATAAGTTATATATTACTTATTTTGATGTTACCATTGGAAAACAGCAAGTTATATCTAACTATAAAAATGTGGATCACTTGTTAGATGTAATACGGAGAAGTTGTTCATTCCCTTATATAATAGATAAAAATTTATATTATAAAAATAAATATGTAGATGGATTGTATCCTTATTTGTTTACATCATCTAACAATCGAATATTATATTTAAATTTACATAGCATACATCATATTACAGGTCTGATATCCGTAAAAAATGAAGATACAAATATAAAACGTATATTGGATGGAATTATAAGTATTCATAATTTTTTTGTGTATAAACAAAAAACCGACATATGTAGTTTTGTTGATGAATGGTCCTTGATTGAATATTTCAAACACTATTTATTTATTATTATACTTGATATATTTATTTACGCGTTACATAAAATATATATTATACAATCCATATTCAATAAATCAATAAAAAATAATAAAATAAGTTTTTTAGATGTTATACATAATACTTATAATTTATTTATAAAAAGCTTTTGTATTTAACATGTTATTGTATTTATTTTTTCTTCGATTTAGGTTTGTTAGATTTTGTTTTATTCGATTTTGTTTTATTTAGTTTCGTTCTTTTCGATTTAGGTTTGTTATGTTTTGTTTTATTCGATTGATGTATTGTAACACGAGTATCAGTTGGCTTATAATTTAAAAAATATTCTTCATATTCAGGGGTTCCTTTTTTGTTATTTAATTCTTTATATTTGTCGGCTTTCTCTGCTCGCATTTCTTCACGAGACTGCTGATGTCCGTAACATAAAATACTAAACCGTTTTAATAAACCCTTTTGTTCTAATCTATTTTTCTGTTGTACATCAAATAAAAACTTAGACATACATAATATTCGTTCTGTATTATAATATGGTCTATTAGCATATAAAAAAGCTAAATAAAAACTCAACATTGTATCAATTGTCGCAACACGAACCTTTTGACCATTTATCATAAGAACATTATAACTGTGACATGCCACTGGCTTGTATAAAAACACAATAGTATCATTTTTCACCTTTACTTCATAATGCTCGGGAATTACTTCTCCAATACCAGGATGGTTTACAATAGACACATCTTTTATCCCAGAGTCAACTAATTTATCTTTCACTTTCTCTGCTATCATTTTTGGTTCATGTGCTAATACATCAAAATCCGGAATATTCATTACTTTTTTACGCAATACTTTAGGCATATATTGACTGTATTGAGCAATCGCATACCCTCCAAAAAAAACAACTCCTTGTTTTATTAATTCATTTTTTGTAGTTTCATAAATTGCATCAGTATTTTCTTTATCGTCCATTTCTCTTTGAAAATCTATCTGTTTACAATTCGATATTTCAAGAGGATAATATTTATTAATTAATGTTAAACGTTTCAATACTTTTTCCCATCGGTCTGTATCCCCGCTTGGTCTACTGAGTTCTAAATACATTCCCATGCGTAAAAAATTAGCATCTGTGTATAATATTCCTTTTACATCTACGGCATTTTTCTTGACGGTTTGAAATAAATCTTTTGGAATAGAAGTAATATCCGCTACTCCTAAAAAATTAACGTACACTTTAAATGTTCCGTGATGTTGACCAGATTTAGCTTCAACCTCTTGATAATCGTGTTCATGATAAATATTAGCTAATTCTTTTGCGTCGTTTAATGCGTTAGGGCTAAAAAAATCATAATCGGGTAAATCCACTTCTTCATTATAAATTTTATCTTTATCTGGAAGTAACGCGTTAATAGATATACCTCCATAACAAACTAACTTTTTTTTTTTAATAAAATCCTCTACTATTTTAATCATTTTTTTAATTTCTGGAGTGTTTACAGCACGTTTTGCCATTTTTGTTTGTGCTTGATCAACTTGCATTCGCAAAATAGCTAATTCACAGTCAGCAAAACTCATATCTTTATCACAAATTGTTTTTGGTTTCATATATTATATAAATACTATTTTGTTAGTTTACAATTTTTATATTTATCTTTATCTTTATCTTTATCTTTATCTTAATATTAT